AGAAGAGAAAGAAGTTCGTAGAGGACGACCAAAAGGAGCTAAAAATAAACCAAAGCGAGGTCGTCCCAAAAAACCTGCAAGCCTTAAGAAAAAAGAAAAGGTACTAAAGCCCGAAAAAAAAGTAAGACTAAACAAGATTGGAATTGTAGAAAGCAATACAGAATACAAATCTGAAGAAGAAGCTTTAAATTCCGTACTTGATGAGAGTAAACTTACTGAAGCTGGATACAATACTCATACCAGCAAAATAATTAATCAAGAGCCAATTGACTCTTCTTTTTACTACAGAGGGTCAAAGCACGTTCCTGTCGCTGGAGCTCAATACGAGTTTACGGCAGACATGGTAGAGGAGTTAAGAAGATGCAAAAATAGTGTTGTATATTTTGCAGAAAATTTCTTTTACATTGTCAGTTTAGATAGAGGTAAAGAAAAAATTAAACTTTATGATGCTCAAAGAAGAATGTTGGAAAATATGGTAGCTCATAGGTTTACAGCAAACTTAGCATCCAGACAGAGTGGCAAAACGTCTTTATTGACTATATTTGCTTTGTGGATGGTTTGTTTTAATGATGATCATAGAGCTGCAATTGTTGCAAACAAAGAATCAACAGCTATTAATATTTTTAAGCGAGTTAGAATGGCCTATGAACAGCTTCCGAATTATATTAAACCAGGTGTTAAAGATTACGGTAAAACTGGCATGACACTTGGAAATGATTCAAGCATTATAGTATCGACTACCACTGCTACATCAATTCGTGGAGACAGTCTCGGAACAATTTGTTTGGATGAAGCTGCGTTTATTGAGCCTCATTTGTTAGAAGAATTTTGGTCATCTGTTATTCCTGCAATCTCGTCAGGAAAGAATTCTAAAATTTTAATGGTATCAACTCCTAATGGAATTGGTAATAAATTTTACGAAATATTTTCTGGAGCCGAAAGTGGCAAACTTCCTCAATGGAAAGCTTCTAGAATTGATTGGTGGGATAGACCAGAGAGAGATGAAAGCTGGAAAGCTGACATGATTGCTGTGTTGGGTTCCGAAGAAAAATTTCAACAAGAGTTTGGTAATACGTTTTTAGATGATGCTGCTGCAGCAGTAGGAGCCTCTGTTATTGAGCGATTTAAAACACAAAAGAAAGATCCCATTTGGACATCAGAAGATGAAGAATATACAGTTTTTGAATATCCTGATAAAACAAAAATTTATGTTGTTGGTGTTGACGTAGGAGAAGGCATTGGTAGAGCTTCTTCTGTGGCTCAAATTTTAGATGTAACCGACCTGCAAAACATTAAACAAGTAGCTGTGTACGGATCTTCAAAAATTGAACCATATCACTTTGCTAACAAACTATCAACAATTGGGCAGTCATGGGGACTTCCTCCTATTTTAATTGAAAGAAATAATTGTGGCGCTCAAGTTATTGATGCTTTACATCATAATCATAACTACGAAAAAATTGTTTCTTATTCAAAAATTTCTGAGCAAGACAAATACAATCGCACGCGCAACATGGGTGTGCTTTCCCATACTAATATTAAATTTGATGGTATTCAAAACATGAGATATTGGATTAATCACTTGCAAACTGTTCACATTAACGATCCCCTTACCATTTCAGAATTTGAGACGTTTGTAAGATTCCCAAATGGTACGTATAGGAAACGTAGTGATAGTTTTTTTGATGACAGAATTATGGCGTTAGTTTGGGCTTTGTTTATATTAGAATCAGAACTTTGTCAGCAATATTTTGAAATTGTTGAATATGATATGCAACACAAGCCAATGCAAATTAAAGATAACGGTTATTGGGAAAAAGTTGAACAATTTTATGATCTTAAAGAATTGAGTAAATTATCAGTAATTGTCCCGAAGCCATATACTCCAGGAAATGATGTTGCGTTTCCCGCTTTAGGTGTAACCAATAAAGATTTGGAGCAAGGGGATAAGTATGAAGCAGATCTCCATGAACTTTTAGAAATGGGATACGACTTTTTATAATATGCCAGAAGAAATTTGCACAAACCCCCAATTACAATCTCCTTTAAACCGGTCTTCAAAAGACAAGTTTATTATGGTATTGGAATTGCCTTATATTTTAAGAAAGCGAGCTGCCTCCGATCCTTCTTTAAATATCGAACCTTTGCAAATTAGTATTTTTGGTACCGTAGTTCCTGATATTATTGTTCCTGAAGTAGATGTAAGGTATGCAGGCCAAAACTTTCACGTATCAACGTACACCAGACCAAATTATCCTCCTTTGACCATTAACTTTGTAGTAGATAACGATTACAAAAATTATTATTTGCTGTGGAGATGGTTGGATGTAATGAATCTAGCAATAGAAGATTACTATGGAGGAACATCTAATCCTACAAATGACGACAGAGTAATAATAGGTAGTCAATTTGAATATCAAACTACGTTTAGTATCCTTGCTTTAAACGAATATAACGATATTGCTTTAGAGTTTATATACAGCAAAGCGTTCATTTCAACTCTTGGAGGAATAAATTACTCTTATAGAGAAGGAGATATAATTGAAGCTTCTGCGCAATTTCATTTTGCTCAGTTAGACATTGTAAAAAAGCAACCAAAGAACAATATTATAACTTAAAAAAAAAATAACCTCAAAAAAGATAAGTAAATTATATGGCAAGAACAATTAACTCACCCGGCGTTCAAATTACCGAAAAAGATCTTTCATTAAGAATTGACATTCCTGTAGGAACACAAGTTTATGTTCCTGGATTTGCTTCACAAGGACCTACTTCTGAACCACTAATGATTACCTCTACCAGCGAACTTGAGGCCATTTACGGTATTCCTAGTACTCCAGCTGAGCGCTATTTTTATTATTCTTGCAAAGAAATTTTAAATTCACCAGCAATCCTTAACACAATCCGTCTTCCATATGGTTCAGGAACCGGCTCAGCTTATGCTAATTCATATAGTGCATTGTTTTATCCAATGCTTTCAGCTGGTACTGCAACTGGTGCAATTTCTTCGTGGGAAATTGGAGCTCCTGTTTACAATGCTTTGAGTCAAGCAGAATATGACGTTATTACTCAAGACAATTATGAATGGACCGGTACTTCAACTGGTGTATACAATAATACCGGTGACGTAGAAATAAATGCTGGTTTCTTCATTTTAAATGATCTCCAAACGGTCATCAACGAAGGAGCTGAAGGATATTATGTTGGCTTTGCTGACAATTCTGCTGTAGCTTCAAATTCTCCTGACTTCGATTCAATTAAAGGAGTCAATACTCTTTCAGCTCAAGGTTTGTTTGCTCCATTAAACACAGAAAGACTGGACTTTAGCCTCTCAGCAACAAAATTAGACTCAGATCGAGGCCTTAATTCAATTTCCGAATCTTTAGAAAAAGTCGGTTTTATTGGGTTTGAAACAGAAGCTTATCAAGACCATCTTTCTTTAGGTGTATATAAAATTCGCAAATCTACATCAGATCCTTCCCTTCTTACTTTAGCTACAACTGAAAAATATCTTGGATCTTTTGATTCTACTAGAAAACAATCTAGCCCTACTGGAGGTATTTTATCTAACTCGTTTATTGAGGATGCAGTAAATAATGGTTCTCCGACAATTAAGATGTTCATTAACCCAGCCATTTCGAAAAATTTTGATTGGACTGTTAATTCAACAAACCCCACCACAAGAGTTACGGTTGGTTCGGGAGCACAGAAGCTTTTCCCTGTTGGTGTATATGCTCCAGATACGCGTGCAGTAGATGATTCAAAACAAATTGGTTTAGTTCCACAAAAACTCGACAAAGTGCTTCGCAAGTTAGAAAATATCGAAGACACTACTGTAGACGTTATTGTTGATGCAGGACTGTCAACCATCTATTCAACAACGAGCCAATTCTTTTCAGCTGCTGAAGGGTCATTTGATGATACGGCTTTTGTTGGTCCTTTGTCGACACTTAACGTAATTGGAGACGGAAGTATCGAAGACGATTGGAGAAGTGTTGTTAACGTATTAATTAACTTTTCACAATACACTCGTCAAGATTGCTTTACCATTGTTGATCCTCCTCGCTCGGTGTTTGTCACTGGCAAAAATACCAAAGTAATTGATATTCCTGGAAATTCTTTTACTATCAACGTATACGCTCCTCTTAAAAATTGTGTTGATGAAATTGAAACAAATTATGCTGCAATTTACGCAAACTGGGTCAAAAACAACGACATGTTTACAGGCAGAAACGTTTGGCTTCCGTTCTCCGGTTATGCAGCAGCTGTATTCGGTAGAAACGATGCAGCAGCAAATACTTGGGGAGCTCCTGCTGGTTTAAATAGAGGTATTTTTACAGCACTTGACATTGGATTTAATCCAAACTTTAAACAAAGGGACCGCTTGTATGAAATCGCCACAAATCCAGTAGTGTTATTTAACGGTGATGGGTTTGCGGTTTTTGGTCAAAAGACTCTTCAAAATAAACCAACAGCATTTGATCGTATCAATGTTCGCAGATTGTTCTTAACGCTTGAAAGAGCCGTAAGAAGAACTATTAAATACTTTGTGTTCGAACCAAACACAGTGTTTACTAGAAAAAGGGTGAGTACTACTATTTCTCCGGTGTTTGATTATGCAAAAGCAACCGAAGGTTTATATGATTTCTTAATTGTATGTGACGAAAGAAATAATACACCTGACTCAATTGACAGAAACGAACTTATAGTGGATATTTACTTGAAACCCGTTCGTACAGCCGAGTTTATTTTAGTGAACTTTATTGCAACACGCACCGGTCAAGACTTTTCGGAACTAATTTAACAACAAACTAGATAAATAATATTATGTCAATTCAAAACTTTTATACACAAACAGCTCAAAGAGATTTTGCCAGACCTTTTCAGTTCCGCTTACAACAATTAGCAAACATAGCTTTTAAAGCAGAAGATCACCTAGTATACGTTGAAACAGCAAGTTTACCTGGCAGACAAATTAACAACGTACAGGTTCCATACATGGGGCTTTCGTTCAATGTTCCGGGAACAGCTTCATATCCAGGCTCTGCTGGCTACAATGTTACATTTCGTTGTGACGCTGATTATAATTTAAGAGAAGCTTTAGAAGCAGCAACATTCAATACTTTTGATGAAACGAACTCCACAGGAGATTATAATATGCCAACCCCCGCTTATCCCACAATTTTCCAACTCTTGGGCAAGCAAATGGAAGTAGTTAGGGAGTATACGATGGTAGGAGCGTATGTAGTCTCAATTGCTGATGCATCGTATGATATTAAAGATTCTGGCACAATACAAACAATTCAAGCGACAATGGCTTATCAATATTGGACAGCCTCGCGAGGTGCATCAATAAGATCAACAAATACACAAGTTACTCCAACCATTAATGGGGCAGTAATTAGGCCTCCTGTTTGGGGAGCTGTTAAGCAGTAAAATTATACTAAAGTTTTAATTTATATGTTTTTTTGTTGATAAATTTATTTTACCGCTTATCCTCACTTAGTTGATGAACGGTAAATTACTTTCAGTTATTAACTTGTATAGCAATGGTATTATTAATGCCAAATAGCTTATGTTCTATTGTGCATTTAATTGGGTATAAATAAAAACATGGCTACGTACAAAGACACTAAAATTACACAAGAATTTTTAGATAATAGCCCCAACGCCTATTTTGTATTTGGAGATAATTTGGAAAGAGGTGGTTACGAGGGAGACTCAGAACTAAGAGACCATTCCCACTCAATTGGGTTCATAACCAAGAAATTTGCTGATAATAAAGACGAATCCATCTACAAACCAGAGGAATACTCGCCTGTATTCTTTGAGGAATTAAAAAAACTTAAAATTATCATCGAAAGAAGACCAGATAAAGTATTTTATATATCCCGCTTAAGTTGTGGGGAAGCCAACAAATATTATATTTGGCAAAAACTAATAAGACATAATCTTGTTAGAGCACTAGAGTCATATAATAATGTCGTTTTTTGTTGGACGGAAAGCTTTGTGTAAAATTGTTTGTTGATTAGTTATTTTTAATTAGTATACTGTAATAGTGAAAAAGATTACTAAGCCAGCTGAAAAAGAAGAAGCTGTATATTATTCAGATTTTTCTGGAAAATGTTTTGGGGAGTTTAATGCTCCTGTTCAATTAAAAATTGAATTTAATTACGGATCCATATATGATGGTTCTAAATTTACTTTTGATTTAGACGATAACGACATAGCAGATGTGTTGTTTCTTTTGAAAGGTAAATTAAGCAATGAAACAAAGAAAGATTTAAAACAAAGATTTGTTGCTCTTAATGATCGATATGATCAAAATGTTCAAAACAGAGATTGGACTGAATGCGACTATATTTGTAATGAAAAACATTTATTGAATAGATTAATTTAAATTTATGAACATATTAATAATTGGCAAAGGCTATGTAGGAAATTATCTAGCAAAAGCTTCTACTACACATAATTTAACTCACATTGGAAAAGCTGATTTAGACTACTCAAATCCAGATACGTTAGAGTTTTATTTAAAAAATTTAAACTTCGATTGGATTGTAAATTGTTCGGGATATACCGGAAAACCAAACGTGGATGCTTGTGAAAACGAAAAAGAAAGTTGCTACTTGTATAACGTAACAGTGCCTTTGTACATTACAAAAGTTGCTAACAAATTAAATATTCCAATTATCCACATTGGATCAGGGTGCATTTATTCTGGATATAATAAGCTTTATACTGAAAATGATCCTTCCGATTTCGGAGCAGATTGTTATACTAGCTCTTTTTATTCAAAAACTAAAGATGCGTTTGAAAAACTTAGTGAATCGCTATACAGATATGTCTTTCGCATTAGGATTCCTTTCAACGGAGTTCCTGAGCCAAAAAACTACTTATATAAACTACTGAATTATGATAATTTAATTAGCATGCAGAACTCGGTCACAAATGTAGACGATCTCGTCGAATTTACATTTAAATTTATTGAGAAAAAACCTGAACTTGGTATTTATAATGTCACTAATACAGGTTCTATTGAAGCTAGGCAAATTGTCTCCATGCTGAGAGAAAATAACATTGACAACAAAAACTGGAAATTTGTCTCAATAGAGGAAGCTAGTTTTAAAGTGTGTCGGAGTAATTGTATTTTGAATACAGATAAAATTAAAAGCATTGGACTTGAGTTACCAGATGTAACTGAAAGCATAACAAAAGCAATAGAACAATACAAAAGAAAGGTAGGATAAATTAACGCTTTTTTCTTTTTTTTGTGGATTCTGGATTAAAACCTCTAATCCAACCTTTATCGATGAAATCATTTAAATCAGTAGAGGCTATTTTAATGCACTTCTTTGAAACTGGATCAAAAATAGTCAATTTCCCCCTTTTCTTTTTACCTAAATCAAAAATCTCCCATCCGTTTTTAATGTATTCCTCTGTAAATTGCTTTTTAATAAATTTTCTTTTTCCTGTTTGTATATTTTCCATGACACAAGAATCTTTTTTAGTTTCTGAATTTTTTCTACGGTGATCTTTGCTTTGTATTTTTATTTTACCGGATTCAGACATTCTTTTTAATGATTCTGGTAAAAACCCCAATTCCCATCCTTCATCTAAATATTTTTGCAAAACGTCTAGCGTGACTTTTGTAGTTTTGTTTGTTAATTTATTGTGAATTATTTTTCTGTTTTG